CGTCGGGAACGTGCCGCGATTGTTCAAGCCATTCCACGCCATCGACGTGAATGCGAATCGATCGCCAATATACCCGCGTTCCATCACCAGCACGTTGCAACCGGCGGCGCGGTAAATTTGACCGCTACGCCAGCCCCAGCACACGACCGTTTGGCCGGCTTGCGGCACGTACCGTTGCTGGATGACGCAATCCCGGTCGTGCGCCCGCAGGCCCGCACGCATGGCTTCCGCGTGCTCGGTTTGATGTGGCGAATGGGGCGACCGAATAATGACGATCACGAAAGGATAGCCACGCCGATGCCCATGCTCGATTCTGGCGCAACGAATTCAACCGTTTCCGCGCCGGCGGCTTTTATCTCGGCCCACAAGCGCGGCACCTCGACGCGACGACCGGTAACACGCTCGCTTTGATCGTGGCCGACGATATCGTGAAACGCGACCAGCTTCGCCAGATGCCCGTAATTTTCCCAATCGGCTTTAACGCCTTCGTAGGTATGGTCCCCATCAATCAGCAGCGCATCGAACGGACCGTCTTGCGCGATGGCAACTTGCACATTCATGTCGGTCGAATCACCGAACATATGTTTCACGTGGAACCCGCGGGTGCGCAAGTCTTCGCACGCATGCACGAGCGCCCGGCCGGTCGTCAGCTTTCCCCACAGTGCGCCGGGAAGATCCACCGCCAGCCCGCGGCGTATGGTCGGCAGCGTCGTTATAATTTCGTGGAAGGTATCGCCTTCGCGCGCGCCAATCTCGCAATAGGACTGCACGCCGCGCTCGGCCATGAATTGAATAAACGAACGCAGCTCGAATTCGTCTTGCGACGGCCGGCGGCCACTGAACGCGGTCAATGTCATGGCGTTTTCCTTAAATCGTTTTGCAGTTCGCGCAGTTGTCGACTGGCTTCGTCCGTTTCGCTTGACAGCCTACACAAGCACCACGAACACGCTACGCGGCCCCACCGACGCTCCGCATGTGAGATAACAAAATACCTACCCAGCAACATGCGCTCTTCTCCCGCTTTCGGGCGGCGCCACTGGTATGACGCAAGCTGCGCGCCAAACCACCCCGACCAATGATAGAACGCGCCTTGTTTCGTTCGAACGTCAACAAGCCAGTAAAAAGCCGAATCGCGCCAAGGGACGGCCATACCATGACCGTTGCCAAAAAGCATAAAATCTAGTTTCATAAATAGTCCGCCAATCTGCCTATTGGAAAACACTTTAACGCGCTGCTCGGCGTGCAATTTACCACCGGCGGCCCGTTCCACTGTGCGAACTGCGCTTTGAAAAAATCAAACCGACCGGGATGTGTGTTGGCCAGCGGCTGCGGGTGGTCACCGAAATAGTGGCTGCCGCCCATATCGAAACCGAGCAACAAAATTTGTTCCGCGCCTAACAGCTTCGCCACGTGCATGCCCAACAATCCCGAGTTGGTCGACATGGGAAAAGCGCCTAGTCGATGCACGCCAGGGACAGTCCCGACGCTGAACTTCCGACCGGAAAACTGCTGCGCGCTCGTATAATGCCGCCACCACGATCCATCCGTCGAGGCCAACGCATCGGCGTCCGGCGCCAGGTTGTACGCATTGGAGATAGCCACGCGGGGGAGATGGCGCACGCTGTCGGCCAGCGCTTGCGACATGCTCGGCCCGGTCGCCAGAATGACCCACGGCTTGTTCATCCTAGTGGGCACGATCAACCATCATTCACCCCCAGCGAACACGGTGCAGCCAGATATTCCAAACCGCTGTCGACGTCCGGCAAGAATCCTTGCGGATTGTAAACCAGCGTTACCCCGTTTTTCACGTGGGTAATGCGCATGCTGGCGTCGAGTCCGTCACGATATCGGATGGTGATGCGCGTCGTGATTGCCGATTGCATGGCCTGACTGGCCACGTATTCGCGCACGCTTACCGGCGCGATCGCCGCCCATACTTGGGCAACGTCCACCCACGGACGGACCGTCTCGCCCGTTTGGGGGTTTTGCACCGCTGTTCCGCGCTGCTGAATGGTCACGCGGTGACGCAGATCGCCTGCGGAAAGCGGCTTCCCCATTACAGCAACGCCGGATCACGCGAAGTGTAAAGCAGCGCCGTGACGGCGGGCGGCAAATAGCCTTGCTGAAAGTCCTCACTGTTGTCGCGGTTCTTGTACAGATAGCCGAGCATGAGACACGTCGCGGCGTACACCTGATACGGCACGATCGGATTGCCGGCCGTGTCCTGCACGACTTCGCCGGCGGTATCAAGAAATTCCTCTGCACGCGATTTCAGGTAGCCCAACACGGCGGCGCTGGCTGCGTAAATTTTTATCTGCAGTTCGGCGCTGTCGGCGTCGGTATCCACGCGCAAATGTGCGGTAGCTTCCGCCATGCTGATCAGCGCTTTAGGCGTGGGGCGTGCGCTCATTTGGCACTCTTCCCGTCCGCACCGCGCTTAACCGCCAGGCGCCACGCATCCGTCAAGCCGGGCTTGTCGCCCGTTTCGCGCTGCGCGATCCAAAACGATCCGGCCCACGTCGCGCCGTCGCCCTTCGTGTAGCGCGAACCCTCTTTGTACACGCCTGTATCTAGCACGACCGGAAGTGTCACGGCGCGTTCCTGCACGCGTTCTCCGGCCTTGAAGCGCAAGCGCACGGTGCGCCCGTCATCGTCAAGCGATAGCTCGATATCTTCCAGGCGGAACGCGTCGATACCGTCCTTGCCTTTCTTGCCGCGATTACCCGGCGCGCCCAGCTGCACCGGCACGGGATACTGCCCCATGTGGAGCGCGACGGCTTGCGCAAGCTGTTCCTGCGTGACCGGCGGTGCGTCCGCGCCATCCTTCCCGTCTTTGCCGTCCTGCGGCGGGTTGTTTGTCAGGTGCAACGCGACCGCTTCATTGATCTGTGCCTGCGTGACGCTCTCGCCATCTTTCCCGTCTTTGCCCGGTATCGGGTCGGGTATGGGGTTGTCGACAAAGTAACCGCTGATAGCTTCCGCCACGTCCGACGCCGTCACGCTTGTACCGTCGGCGCCGTCTTTGCCATCCACGCCGTCTTTCGGCGGCGGCAACGCTTCCAGCGCCGCGATACGATCGCGAAGCGGCTGCAGGGCCGCGGTAATGTTGTCCTTTACCTGCATTCCTACCGCTTTGGCGAACGCTTCCGGGTCCATATTCACGTGGTCAACTCCAACGCAAGGGCGTCCAAGGCTTTAGCGTACCATTCGCCCGCGTCCTTGTTGGCAGATTCGGCGCCGGCGGCCGCGTCGGGTTTGTCCGTCACTTGCGACGGCGCGGTGTTGGCGGCTTCCTCGACAACCGGCGTAGGCTTGTCAATCAGGAACGGATTGGGTAACGCGTCACGTTTGGCCAACGCCGCAAGGCTGAAATTCTGCTGCTGAATCATCGGACTGTCGCCACCGGGCGCCGGCAGCAATCCCAGCAAGCGGCGTCCATCGTTCGGCGACATGATCGCGCCCTTGACCGCTTCCACCACCGATGTGATCAGCGCGGCACGATCCATCCGCAACAGTCCGTCCAGGTCGAGCTCGACGGTATAATCCCCGTTCGTACCGGTCAGGCCAATGCCGATGCCTTCGGAAAGGCACAACTCGAACGACTCGATCAGCGTTTGCAGGCACTGGCTGTAGTAGTCCTGCGCGATAGATTCCACGCTGTAACCGGTCGGCATGACGCCCGCGCCGATCTTGTACGCCGGCACGTGGAAAACGCTGGCCACTTGTTCGGCCGTCCATTTCATTTGCGCGATGAGCTGCGCGTCGACGGCGCTCATGGTCATGGGCGCATAGGTCAGCCCATCACCCACGACGACCGTTTTACCGGCGTTGCGGCCGGTGTACTTTTCATCAAACGTTGTCTTCAAACGGTTTGCGGTTTCGTTACTGATCGCGCCGGGCGCCGTCAGAATGCCGCCTGGCCGCGCACCGTTGGCAAAGAACAGCGCGGAATTTTCCTGCATTTTGCGGCCCGTGTCGGCCACGCAAAGCGCCGCCATGATCGGACTAAGGCCGACCAGCGGGTGATACAGGCAGTTGAAACGGTCGTGAATGATCCACGCGGCCGGCACCGTGATGCCTTCGTCCGGGAACAAGCCCGAAAGGTCATCGCGCAAGAGCTGATAAAACACGCTGCCGTCGGTGGCGACCAGCACCGTGACGCGGCGCGGGTCCAGCACGTGCAAACCGGTTACCGCGCCGCGTGCGTCGTATTCCTTGAGCACGTACGCATTGCCATAGCACAGCTTGGAGTTAATCCACGCCTCTTTGAACTGAATGTGATTCTGGTAGTTGTTCGGGCTGCGCAGTACCGGGCTAAACGCCGCGGAACGCGTTTCCACTGTGATGCCGGCGGCTTGATTCCACTGCACCAGCTTCGGACGCAACTTGCCAAAATCGGCGGTGATCAGCGCCACGCACGCAAAAACCGGCGGGTACTCAAGCACCGTATCAACCGACGTGACTTTGTTCTTTTGCCAGTCGCCCGTATTGGCTTCCAGAATCCACGGGAACCAAGAGCGGCTACTTCCCCGGTCATCCACGGGCGATAACGTGCCGGCGCCCTTACGTGAAATATTCAGACCGAGAAGACGCATTTAGGTATGTTCCAAGGTGCCTTTCGTTATGTCGCGGCGCTTGTACTTGCGCCGTGTGCGTTGCGGCTGCGGGTTGCCGTTGGGGCCTTCAACCTCGATCGCGTGCCCCAAGTGGACAAGAATACGCGCTTGGACAGGGTCGCGGATGGTGAACGTTTCGCCAGGCGCTACGCCCCGGCGTGCTTTGACTGCGATCAGTTCCACGGTGGCACCTCAAGATAAGCAAAACCGGCCCGGGTTAGGGGCCGGCTTGCCGTCAGGGCTTAGTTGCCCCAGTTAACGCCAGTGATGTACGCCACCGCAGCGGCGCGACGTTTCTGCCAGTTGATGTAACGCTCCGCACGCAGCGCAACGCTGTTCGTCTGGAACATGCTCACGCCGGTGGACGCGGTCGGGGTGACCGAGTCCTGCGTGGGCGCGCTGTCCATCTGCAGAGTCGCCTCGCGCGACGCATCAAGCGTCACCTGGCCATCATCGGCCAGCCAGATTTCCGGTGCGAACACCAGGATAAAGGTCGAGCCCGCGGTGGTTTGCGGCAGATAGTTGGACGTGATCAGCGGAACGCCGCCGAGCGTGCCACCGTTCATGGTCACGCCGGGGAACGACTGCTGGCCGAGTGCGTTGACCAACAGCGCCAAGCGGCGAGCGATACGTGGCGTGGTGATGTATACCGCGCCGGTCGCGGCCAAGTCGGCCGTGTCGGCGTACTGCCACAAGGCCGAAATATCCGCGCGGATATCGTCCTCGGTATCGCCACTGGAGGCAAAATGTGGCGCCGTGTTGGTGACGGATGCCGGCTGCACGCCCGCAACGCCGGCGCTGGCCGGGTCGATGAACGAAGTGTCCGCTTCCGCAATCAGGGCGTCCGCCAACGACTGACGCACCAACAGCTCGGCCGACGGATTGCTGAAACGCATCAGCTCTTCCGACAGGACCGAGATGGCGGCCAGCTTTGTGAAGCCCATGTAGATATCTTCGAAATCGAACTTGGTCAGCGGCTTGGCTTTGCCCTGGCCGACCCAGTAACCCTGACCTCCGCTCGT